AGTGGATTGTTGCATTCGGGCAAGGACGCCCTCTTTGATGCTATCTCTTACGAAGCTCCGCTTTCTGAAATGGTGGAGAAGGGGTATCTGTGTCGGCTGGTATCCAAGCAACCTAATACGCGCCTTGATGTGTCCGATGTCAGCATTCGTGGCGGCGAGTTCGTTTCTGGGGAACTAGAGAGGGCAGTCGATAAGGATGATGTCAATCGCGCAGCGGTCGCTGAAATCGTGGCCTTGGGGTCCGATCGCAAGGCGTGGCTCTTGTTTTGCGCGGGCGTCAAGCATGCCACCCACATTGCGGACATCATCAAGGGCTACGGCATCACCTGTGAGTGCGTCTTCGGGGATACCCCTAGGGCCGAACGAGAGCGTATTGTAGCGGACTTTAAGGCAGGGAAGATTCGTGCCTTGGTTTCGGTGGGCGTCCTGACCACGGGCTTTAACGCGCCAATGGTGGACCTATTGGGGCTTCTGCGCCCTACGCAATCGACGGGGCTTTATGTCCAGATCATGGGCAGAGCCATGCGCACGGCCCCCAACAAGGACAATGCCCTCGTGCTGGACTTTGCCGGCAACGTCGCTCGTCATGGGCCGGTGGACCATATCAATCCCAAGAAGCCACGAGCGTCCGATGGAGAAGGGGCTGCGCCAACCAAGACCTGTCCAGAGTGCAAGTCCATTGTCCATGCCGCTGCCAAAGAGTGTGAGGAATGTGGGTATATCTGGCCAGAGCGTAAGCCTGAGATTGACCATACGGCCACCACGTTGCCTGTGATGGGGGCGGCGGTTCCCGCCGAGTGGGTCAAGGTCAATGCGGTGGCGTATCGTCGCCATCGCAAAGCCGGTAAGCCAGACAGCATGACGGTGGAATACCGCTCAGGGCTATCGGTTTATCGAGAGTGGGTGTGCTTTGAGCACAAGGGGTATCCGCGTGACAAGGCGCTCAAGTGGTGGCGTCAGCGAATGACGAAGCCTGGGGTGTTACCCAACACGGTAGCGGATGCACTCTTTCATGCTCACGCTTTAAGAAAGCCCAGCGAAATTAAGGTAAGACGGAATGGGAAATATACGGAGGTCATTGAATTTCGATTTGTGTCCGATTTGCCATCGGGAAGCCCGAGGGTTTCTGTACATTCCGCCTCGGGGACAAACCCGCAAAAGGGCCTCCTTTTGCAGCATGCGGTGCATGGATAACTATATGATCGACAAATCACCTAGCGAACAGTTAGCCCTCAATGAGGCAGCGGTGGCTGCGGGGCACTTCATCGAAGCGCAAGGCGTCTATGACTTCATGCAATTCACGCCCGATCAGTTCGATGAATTCATCGAAGCCATTGTTACGGCGTATGTGGAGTCTCTACAGAATCAGAAGGTTGAGACGGAGGGAGTTCGCTTCCCTTGATATAGCCGTTGCCTCGGCACGGTTCGCTGCCTGTGGAAAATAGAACCAACCCAGAATACTTGGGATGGGAACACCATCCTTCCTCTTCGTAGGTCTTAATAAAGTGCTGACACTGCGCGCAACGCATTACAACGATTCTCCCCGAAACCACGCCTTGTCATAAATCACTTCGCAAAGCTCTGGCGGTAACAAGCGTCCGTCTTTAAAGGTGAGCACCACGAAGCCCGATGCCCAATTCACAGGCCCTGCTTCAGTGTAGTTAAATTGCGGACCACCAGGCTCTGCCATGGTGCCGGTATCTACACCGTATCTACGTCCGCGATAGTCACCCCAAGGGGTTACTTGCAGCTTGTGCAGATGTCCATGCACATAGTGCACGCCTGACTTTAGCGTGGAGTTATAAGCTGAGTGTATGCCGCCTGATATGGGCCGATGCCGAATAGCCACCCAGCCCTCAGTGTTGGCATTGAGATGCACGGCCCAGCCCGCTTCCCAGCGTGGCAAGTAATCCAAGAGCGTCATGCCAGTCATCTCTTCAAACTCGCCCACACGGCTGGAGAGATAATTTTCAAAACGGGCGTCGTGATTGCCGATGGTGCGGATTAACTTAGCTCCTTGCACAGCACGTTCAATTTCCGCACACCGATCTTGCACCGCGTGAATCTCATCCTTCAGCTCTGGCTGCTTTTCCCACATGATGCGGGCGTGCCGAGAGATGCGTGCGCCATCCAAGATATCGCCATTCAAGATGACCATCTTGGGCTTGAGCTTTTTGCCGAGCTTGCAAAAGGCTTGATGGGCAACGGTCACCACCCCTGGCCAGTAGTGGCAGTCTGATGCAATCATCACCACACCGTCGCGAATCTTGTGATGCATCTCAGGGACGTACTTCTTGACGCGTTCAACGGCCAGTTCGTCCGCTTTTCTAGACGCTAGAGCTTGCAAGCTATTGCCAAGAATTTTTTCTTCAGACGGCAACGCAATACCGTGCTTTGCTTCTACCGACCTTCGACGAGAATAGGTGGATCGAATAGTAAGTTTTAAAAACTTTGCAACCTTTTGAGGATTTTTTAATCGTTGCCAAGTTTCGATAAATGCTTCGTCACTAATCTTTTTTTGCACGACTCACCTTTATCTTCAGCTCTTTGCGACGCTCCTCCGTTTTTTTATCGTCGCGTGAAGCTCTCCACTCCAAGTGCCCATCCTTGATTCGATACTCTTCCTTGTGCACAAGTGCGCAGTCACAACACTCCGTGTGTGTGTAACCAGACATACGGTACCACTTGTTATCTTCAATCTGAATAGAAGTGTACTTGTCTTTCTTGGGCATAACTAATCACGCTTTAAGATTTTGACTTTCTTTTCTTCGCCGGGAAACACCACAAAGTTGCGGGTTCCGCTGCCGCCTCGGCCTCGGCTGCCTGCGTCTGCGTATTTAATTCCTAGGATGCCTTGGGATTTTAAAAATGCACTAACGTCAGAACTTTTATTGGGGTTAAATCCCGCCGCACGCATTTTTTGTCCAAACAAAAGAGGCAAGTCTTTTCTTATTAGATCAGCGCCAGAAGAAAGAGCTAAGCCTTCTGAATCAATTCCCAAATTTTTTAAAGATTTTTTAACATGCGTTGATTGTTGACTCAACGGCTTATCCCAATCCAGCATCCGATCTACCATTTCGTCAGGTAGGTCGGCTTTGTAAAAAGCACCAAAAGGATTAAAACCTTTTTCTAATTTATCAGCCATTTCAAGAAATGCGCTTATTCGCTCAGGAATCGTTCCAGTTTTAGCGCGTGATCGAAGTTCTGCGGCGGCAGCAATTGGGTCGTTATTAGTGCTTCGTAAAACACGCGCCATAACGTCTATATCCCTGTTTCCTCTACCTGCTTCTAACCTATTTTTATAAGACATAGCAACGTCTGGATTTTCCGCAAAATATATTCCATGTCCGTAAACCTGCGCGCCTTCGCCCGTTCCAATCTTGCTGGCGTCAAACTCTTCAAAGCGGTGCGGGCTGCCGTGGTACACGTCAAGCTCTGACATCACCGGTTTCGTCACCGCTCTTGCCGCACGCCCCACACGCATAGGATCAGTTAACTCACCAGCCAAAAGCTCTCCCGTAAATGCCCCTGCCGATTCAGGCGTTGCCGTTCGGATCTTCTCTGGAAGTTCCTTGGCAGACTGAATAGCATTAACCGCTGCCTCGCGCAGTGCACTAGGCAACGATCGAGCAAAGTTCATCTGGTCTTCAACAGGCATGCCGCCAAACTTCCAAGTGAGATACTTGGAGGCCAGATCCGAATAGCCCCTCACATTTTCCAGCATAGCGGAAGGCAGCTCTTGTGCCGCTGCCTCCAAGAACCTCGCTACGCGTCCTTTCTCTTCACCCTCTGGTTCTTCAGAGGGCACCGTAGGGTTTGAGACAGTCCCTCCCCTAGCATACTTCCGAAGCAGCGCCTCTTCGCGTGGGCTGTAGCGCACTACGCCGCCACGGGCTTTCTTTTCTTTCATTTTCTTAAGACGTTCAGCATAAGCATTGGATAAACTTTCTGCATATGCATCAGATGCCTCTTGATTGCTGAAAACACCAAGATGTTTTCCGGTTTTTTCAAAAGAGTTAA